CTCATTGACGGATAGCAAGTCACCGCTGTCATTGTAACGCGGTGTGCCGTTGTTGTCTAACACCTCTACGGTTCCATCTTCTGCAAGCCTAGCGTGTGCCTTTAGCAGTGAAGAAACTTGCTGCGGGTCTACAGCGTTGTTGTTGCTTGCTGCACCTAAAATAGCGCCATCGACTAGGGTTTGCTGTAGCTTGCTCTTATAGGCGTTTATTTCGCTGTCTTTCTTTTCGACGGTCTGTTTGAGGATAGTCTCAAATTCTCCGCGCTCTTTCATCTTGTCCTGCTCGATTTGCTCTTTCTGACTTAGCAGCTGGCGGGCTTCATCAAGGTCAATGCCTGATAGCTGCTTCTCGTACTTGCGCTGTTCTCTTGCTAGACGCTGGGCAACTGCTTTGTCAATGTCAGCCTGCGTGAATGTCTTTTCTTCTGGTGTTTCCACTATGCTTTCTTCTGTGCTTTCCACGATTGTTTCTTCGCTCATGTGACGATGCCTCAATTTGAGTTTGGTGAACCCCGATTTTAGCATATAAACCTTTTTGCTCAAATATCATCTAAAGTGTTTACATTAAGGTTAATATAGTATTTAATGCACCTACATTCAAAAAAACAACAAGGGTTACACGCATGAACATTATTCTTTCACTACAGAGCAGAATCTCTAAAAGACTTGAAGAAACTAAGTCGCCATGCAAAACATATAAGACAATAGCAGCCGCCGAAAAGGTAGCAGCTAAGACAGCGCAGAAAGCAGCCGCTTACTTCGATGTTGAGTATCAGTTCGGCAACAAAGAGCTTGATGATGTAAGGCCGGCTCGATACGTTATTTTTCATATTGCAAAGCTAGACAGATACGGAATAGGGTTTGACCAGACTGAAATTATGAGCAGAAAAGATTTCGCTGGCGGCTATATAGGAATGCTGGCACAAGAAGGTCACTACACTTACTAAACAAACCGCCCCCGAAAGGGGGCTACCCTTGGAGGGGATTATGGATATTTTAAAACCAGCACCGCAGACGCTAGACGAAGCCCACGACCAATACTGTGACGACAATCACCTTGGTAGCTTCGAGATGCTAACCCAGCACGAGTACGACGAAGTCCGTAGGCAAGAGAAAGCCAAAGGCTTGATTATATTTGAGGGCGATTATGTAACGCTGACAGGCGAACCAGAATGGCTCGAAGTTGTAGAGATTGTTATTGTGGACGGCAACCGCGCCAACAATATGTTAAAGCTCTCAGATGGCTATCTAGTGCCAGCACCAGTTGAGCGTTATGTCGACGAAGTGATTTCCAAGAAAGAGTTTATAGCCCTATCCTGATTGCAGCAGTTTCCCCCTTTAGCCCAGCTTATTTAGTGGGCTTTTTTTTCTTCTTCTTTTTACCGTATGCCATTTCTTTTCCTTATGTATCAACGCCATCAGGCACTGGCTGTTCAGTGTATGGAATGCCCCTATCTATAGAATCTAAAATGCGCTCAAACAAAGTATCTGACTGCTGCGATTTTATCCCAGTAATAATAGGCTTCACGCCAAATGTTTCTTGATGCAAAGCGATAACGCCTTGCCAATCTAACACCTCTGACATTACAGAGCCTCCTCTAAAAGTTCATCGAACCTTTTTGCCATTTTTGGAAAGTATTTTTCTACTCTAGGCCATTCGTCTGTGTTCCTCAATGCAAACAGGTTGGCAAATGCCTCTTTTAGTTGCCCATCTTTATTGCCTTTGAAATACTCGGAGCCATGCCCGAACCCGCCATATCTGTCTTGAAACTTGCCAGCCGTCATAGCGTCAACAATATCTGCAAAGTTTCCCAGCTCCTCATTTTTAATTTTCAGCTTGGCAGTCATTCGTCCCCCTATACTTTTTAACTCTACATCATATAGGTCGTCTATAATTTCAGCAGATGCATCTAGCTTCCTATCCTTGTTCACTACACCAAGTGTTCTTTTGTCAGCGTTAAAGGCTTTTTTAAACCCATCATCAGTGGTGCTTATAGCGACCGGGAAAGGATAAGGCGTTCTAAGCTGCTGTAGCTCATAGTCAATGTGATGCCCATATTCATGTCGTGCAACAGAGCCGCCACGCTCTAAAGGGTCGCTCGATAAAACTTTAGTCTTAGCGGAATAGCTGCCTTCAGGGTCGTCAAAATAAGTCTTAGGCTTTGGCAGTTTATTCGAGACAGCTATTTGCCTCGCACTTAATTCTGACAAAGCAAGTGTGTAGTTTGCCCTAGATTCTTCAGGTGTGTTGTTTCCAGACCTAAAGTCAGCATCTTCACCAAACTCAATTCCTTTTGGCGTTTCGGCTTGCTGTACTTCTTCAATATCTTCTTGATCGAACACTGGTCGCCAGTGGTGACGGCAGTTGTATCCGCCTCTAACAATAAAAGGATCACCAGACGACTTGCCCTGCCAGCTACCCGCCCAAGTCTCTTGTATTTCTTCTTCAGTGAATACCTGTCCAGCGTGTTCCACGCAGAATGGTCTGCTGTCCCTAATAACATCGCCATAATACTTCCACTTGGTAGCACCGCTTTCAATACCTATAGCAGTGTTAATAGATGCGTCGAACTGCATCAGGCTGTCTTGTGCCATCTGGGTGGCGTAACGTCTTAGGTTGTTGCCTGCCCTGTCTCTAGCGTACTTAGTGCGTAGCTGCTCGGCTGCTGCTTTGGCTGCCGCAGGTGAACCGTTGTTAGCTATATCAACTAAACGCTGTGCTTCTACATCGTCGCTCTGGATATACACGCCGTTAATTGTCTGGCGTAGGTTCTTAACTGTGTCGTTAAAACTACGGCCTGTCAGGGTTGACTGATAGACCTCGTTGGCTAGGGTGTCCAGATACTCGTTAGCCACTGACTCAAAGCCTTGGAATGATAACCGCTGTAGCTGGTTTATAACCGTAGGGTCGAGCTTGGTGAAGTCTCCATACGTTCCAAGCATATCCTGCGCATCAACTGCGACAGAGCCGTAACCTCTCACAATATCGTCGACCTGCGAAAGGTAAGCATCGTCCATCGCTTCTTTAAGAGCCGGCCTTGCGTTAATAGCCCACTCAGTATCAAAGAGCTTGCCACCCTGCAGGGGAGCGTCAGCCATAACACCTGCTACGCGCTCCTCTAAGGTCACTAGGGCATCGGCTAGGCGTTGCTGATGGGTATCGGCCAGCTTATCCAATATCTCGTCGTACTGGTTATCTGTGGGCATTATTCAGCCTCGTCGTTGAACTGCCCTAATACTTGTGTGCTTTGGTCTATTTCAAGGTGCGACTTTGCCAGCTTCTCATCGTCTAACACTAGGTCAGCAATCTGCTTATCTATCTCTTGCGATAGGGTGACAGACTTAACGCCAGTGGCTCGCATCTGCTGCAAGAAGATTAGCTCTTTATCCATGTCTCGAATGTCAAAGCTATCAGGGTAGAAGATTTCAACGTCAGGGGTCAGGTCTTGATAGTCGCACCAAAGATTCCAGATCTGCTCCTCGGCAAGCTCCAAGATGTCTGCCTTCTCAGACAGCTTTGCGTTAAGCATCTGAAACTCTGTCTGCATTGCTACGCCAGACTGCGTGATTGCCTCTGTGCCGCGTACTGCGCCCATGTGAGACATACGGTTAATGTATTCAATCTTATCGTTAATAGACGCTCTTACGCTGTCCAGATTGGAACCGCTAGGCTGTAGCATATACGGTTTCATCTGCGCGTCCATATCATCGGGCATATTGATAACCGAACCTGCACCTGCACTAGCGTCAGTCTCGTATGACTTAACCAATGTAGGGTGGTTACTAATGCGGATAAGCTGCTCCATCTCGGATAGCTCCTGATAAATAGCTCGCTGCATATAGGCAACATCTGACAGATCGCTAACACCAATGCCGCGCACTACTGAACGCTGCGCAGGTAGGAAAACCGCAGGGATACGGCCTAGAGTATTAGGCTCAGTGCTGATGTGGCTGTCTTGCTGGTTGATGCTTTTGTACAATTTAACATCTTCTTTAGTCCAGATTCGGTAGTAAACAACCTTTTCAGTGTCGCTTATTTCCTCAATAGACTCGCGCACCTTTAGATAGCAAAGCTCGTAACGGCCTGATGGCATACGCTCATATTCCCAGTCGAATACATTCTCAGGGGTGAACATATTCACATAAGGTCTTATGTCCTGCCCTAGCTCCTCAGCCTTGGTACGGGCATTAGATGCTGGCTTGTCCACCATAATCCAGACGTTGCCGTAAACGCCTGCCCAGATGTTAGCTTCACGCATGAAAGCATTAAAGCTGCGACCATCAAGATCAGCGTCTTTCATAAATGGCTCAAGGGCATAGTTACCCGCTGCACTGTTAAAGCTGCGCACTGGTGGCTGTCGCCATAGAAAGCTGCTGTAGATGTGAATAATGTTCTTGCTGTGATTGTCCATCGGAGTCAGGTCGAGTCGTCGGTTGTACTCGTCCTTGTCCTCATTAACGTAGCGCGTCAGGTAAGCGCCGTCCCGGTAATCCTCACCACCCATATAGCTGCGAAGGTAAAACTCCCAGCGGTATTTGTTGTTGTCATATTGCGGGTGCGTGTATTCTAAATCTTTGCTGTATGCCATTAAGTCCACCGTCTAGGTTGTTCAACTATGCGCTCTGTGCGTACTGGGAATAGATATTCTACCAGATAGCCTAACGCGTCATTCATGTGGTCAAAACCATCTTTGTTGGGAATGCTTGTCCCTTCCTTGTAGGTCTGCCGTTCTAATGATTCAATCGTCTGTTTGCATTTAGGGTCTATCAACAACTTCCGCTGACCATCGCTTGATAGTAGCCGAGAGTTGACCGCATTTATTCTATCTCGAACCAGTGCGTGTCTGGTCTTAGCCTTAACCTCAAAACCTGCATTCTGAAGTATGCTTAAATCTGTGCGCCCACCTGCGCTAGTCTTACGTTGCCTAGAGGCAGGGTCGGGGTAGATGATAACACGTTTGTCAGGGTA